TTACGGCATGCTCCTGCCGATCTCGGCGGCGGCCAGGACGATGGCGCGGCGGGTGGCAGCATACATGTCCGGGCATCCCGGCGAGCCAAGACGGCGGTGCGCACATTGGGCGGCCTCCCATAGGTACAGCTTCACAGCGAGCCGCAGCGCGTCGCCGTCGTTCTCCAGCGGATTCCATTCGCGCACCCAGTCATCCACGCCGGCTGATACGAAGTGCGGGTACTCTGTAATGCCATCCGCCTTAGCCGCCAGCTCAAGCAATTCACGATCGTCCATCAGGCTGCCCCCCAGTTCGGTTCCCACGTCTTCTCCTTGCGCGTCTTGCTACCGCCGTCCATCAGTCGCTCGATATGCGAGCGCAGCACGGCGACGGTGCCATCCGGGCGCACCTTGTGCTCGATGCCCATGGCTCGCAGGGCGCGGATCTGGGCGCTGTACTTCTGCTTCCGCGTCAGCTCGCGCAACTCTTCTTCGGATAGGGTCAGTGTAGTCATTTGATCCCCAGGTACTTTCGCGTTATCTCGATCATGCGCTCAGTGTGCTGCTGCATACAGGTTAAATCTTGTAAATCCGGATTACAGGCGGTGGCCTGTGGGGTTAGGCGGCGGCTCGGCGCTTCTTCAGGATCTCAACCAAGCCAGCCCGGTCGATTTCGATGGCGCCATGCTGAACTGCCAGCGCGCGCTTGCTCTTAGCTATGTCGAAGTGCTCATGGTGAGTGCCGGCCTTCTGCAGCCACTTCCGCTGCACGCCGATCTTGTCTGCCATAGCAAGCAGCTCGGCCGTCGTGTCGGCCAGCATATGGCACATCACCATGCGGCCGTAGCTGGCTTCCATGTCGTCAACGTAGACCGCCATCACTCCCCCCTCCCGCGCTGGGGCGCGGCGATTGCGGCGTCGATGGCGGCGCTGGCCGTGCTGTATCCTCGGCCCTCCGTCGCATTATTCGGCAAGCAGAACCAAGCGCCTTTCCGTTGCCGGAGCCTGTGCGTATCCATGTGTGCAATCAGCCATCGATAGCGCTCTGCATCCGGCACCTCCGCTGCGGGCTGGGGTGCGGCGCTCTCCAGTTCGCGGATGCGGGAAATGGCAGCGGCCAGCGTTTCCTTTGTGCGTGGTCCGCCCATTCCGTCCTCCAGGCACCATTGCAGGTCTTCCAGCAGCTTGTCCGTCGTGTTCATGATTGCTCTCCCCAGCGTCGGATCAGTTCCGCTGCCTCCATGTTCATCGGTTCGCCGGTGGAGTTGCACCACAGGCTCACGCGCAGGAGCGCATCCTCTGTCATGGTGCGCACGATGGTGCGGTAGAAAAGCCGCCTCATGATTGCTCCTTGCTGGCGCGCATATATCGGGGCTTGCCGGCGTCATCGATCCAGCGCGCGTTGATGTTTTCGTCCTGGCATGCCGGCGCCCTCTCGCTATAGCGCCCGCAGTCGTGGCACTTGTGACCCATACACACTGCGCTCACAGGAAAGCCGTTGCGGCAAATGCCGCTGCCCATTTCATAGGCGCTGCACTGGTCAGCCATTGCTCTCACCCTCCTTGCTGGCGCGCAGGGCGATTCGTGCCCACGGCGGGGCCACGGACATGCCTTTATGGATGGGGCGGCCCATCGCGCGGTCGATGCCGTCGTAGCGAGAGTCATGCTCGCCCCACTCTGACACGTACACCACGCGATAGCCGAACTGGCGAAGAATGTTGCGGATCATTCGTTGCCCTCCTGTTTAGGCGCCTCAGCGGCGGCGAGCGGTGCGGCATTCAGTACCGCGTCAATCAATGCGATAGCTTTCTGCGATGCGCCACTTTTTACCGCCAGCAGCGCAAGACGGCTCTCCATCAATGCCTTGTACATCGGCTCGGTGTCCGGGATAGCAGGCTCTGCGGTCTGTCCGGCGAGCACATACTCAAACATCTGCCGCGCTTGATCGGCGTGGAACAGACTCGTTCCGATAGGCCACCATTCGGGATTTGTTGGCGGCGTGAATGAGATTCCGCAGTCGGGCGAAAAATCACGCGGCAACTTCCAGCCCAAGAAGCGATCCACCATGGTTTTTACAGACACCTCCGCCCGAGAGGACGAGGCGCGGGCTTTCCATCCATGCCACAAAGTCGCCGTCTGGGGGTAGGCGTAACGATCATCATGGCCACCAGCGCGGGTGATATTCCCACCTTCCCCAACTACCCACGCTTCAAACGCTTCCCGCTCCGACAGCCCCTGCCGCGACTCGGCCAGCGTCGCAGCGGGGTGAGTAGGCGCATGCAGCAGCATCGTGTTCCAAGTGTGATGCGCGAAATCCCATCCCTGTCCGTTGATCTTGGCGCCGGCCTCGCGCATTTCCTTGGTCGGATGCACAGGCACCAGCTGCCAACCGCATTGCGTGGCGGCAGGCGCTGCGACATCCGCGAACAGAACGTAATCGCCTTGGTCATCCGGCGCCATTCCGTCTTCGTGGCGGCTGCTTGGCGCGAAGCGTTGTAGTGCATGGGCAGGCGCTGCGGGCTGGACGGCGATTACTGCCCGCTCAATGGCCTCAACGATTGCGAACAGCGGGGTAACCAGGCCGGTGCCCATTTCGCAGATTTCCTGCACGAACTTCGCGCGCTGCTCATCCGTCAGCGCCCCAGCCGCTGCGCCCGTCACCATATGGCACGCATCCTCACTATGGTCTGCGGGAGGTGTGGCGTAGAGCGGCACCCATCCGCCCGATTCCTTTCGGCATCGCTCGATGGAATCGTTGTGGAGCGGGCCCTCATAACCGCCGTCTGATCGCGGCCTGTACCAGAACAGCGGCCCGCTAGCTTGCGGCGCGGCGCGGGCTTGCTCCTGCAGTCGGCGTAGTGCTACCCACTCGTTCTCAAGCTTCTTCCGCTCACTCAGGAACGCCTCGCGCTCCTTGTTCTGTTCGCTCATCGCTTCCCTCATGTAAAAAAGGCGGCCCCAGCCGGGGTAGGTGGCGCCGCTAAACGCAGTCGTTAGCTGATCGTCAGCCGGTCGCGCTTGATGATCCGAGCGCCCGGTACGTCGTGTCCGTCTTTGATGGCGGCGCCGATCAGCTTCTTGTCGGCCTCCAGGCGAGCCGGCACTTCGCGCAGATAGTCGGGCGGCAACAGGCCTTCCTCGTACACCTCCACCGATGCATCGCGGCCGATCTGCAGCTTTGCCTTCCAGCTACCGTCGATAGCGGCCAGTTCGCTGATGCCAGCCGCGCGCATGTTGTCCTTCAGGTAGTCGCGCAGCCAGTCATTGCGGCGAGCCAGCGACTTCTTGCGGTCCTGCAGGCGCTTGATGGCGCCGTCGATGGCTTCGACTTCGGCGTCACGGTTCAGCAGGTAGGCCACGACGCTCTGGCCCTTGGCCTTGAACTGCGTGAGCGCGGCCTCGAAGCCTTCCGGGAATTCGCCGGTTTCGGGATCGAAGGCATCCAGCAGATCGACAACGTCCTGCGCCGCGGTGTAGAGAGTGAGTCCCGACATGTTGTGTCTCCATGGCCGGGCACGAGGCCCGGCGCGTGATGGTTAGAAGGGGATCTGCGAGTCCTCGAAGCCGTCCGGCTCCGGCTGTTGTTGCTGGCGCTGCGGTGCGCGCGATGCCTGCGGCGCTTCCTGGCGCTGTCCGCCGCCCGCAAGATCAATCTCCGTCACGCGGCCAACGAGCTTGCTGCCGGTGCGGGTGGCGCTCTCGTACGTCTCGATGTGCGCATCACCGATGGTCACGAATACCTGCGTGCCCTTGGTGAGATACGGGGCCAGTGCTTCGGCGCGCTTGCCCCACAGCGTGGCGTCAACCCATTGGGTCGGCAGCCTGCCGTCGTCGCCCTTGCGTCCATAGTTGAAGGCGAGGGCGAGATTGGCGACTGCCTCGCCGCCGTTGGTGTGGCGCAGTTCTGCATCCTTGCCGATGCGGGCCAGACCGATGATTTGAATGGACATTTATGCGTGCTCCAGGTTTTCGATTTCCGCCTTGCGGGCGTCGTAGATGCGCTTGAGTTCTTCGCGCTGTTCGGGTGTTGCTGACTTGTAGAGCGCCCCAAAGATGTTCTTGAGGCCGTCAAGGTCTTCGCTCTCACGGATGGCAACTGCCGCGTCTGCCATGTTCACTGCGGGCGCCTGCTTGGGCTGCGCCTTGGGCTTCTGCTGGGCCGCCACGGCTGCATTGCCGTCGTCATCCTCCGGGGCGATGCCGCAGGCAGCCATCAGGCCATAGCGCCGGCAGTAGGTGAGGGCAGAGCCGTAGCCCTGCGCGTCCTGCTTCTGCGCCGGAACGTGCAGCACGCCGCCTGACAGCGTTTCGCCAGACTCATGCACGAACACGGTTTCGACCGTGACGCCGTTGTCGCACAGCACCGGGCGCTGGATCACGGCGATACCGTTGCCGTTCAGTGCGTCAATGACCGCCTCGACGCACGCAGCCAGGTCGGCATACTTCGACTTGAAGTGCGGGTTACTGCTGCTCTTGAGGGCCGGCGCGAAGGCTTGCTGTGCCTTCACAAACGCCGCCGAGATATTCTTGTTCGCTTCCATCATCACTCCCGTTGAATTGATCGCGCCGAGCCGTCCACCATTCGATCTGTTCCAGAATTTCCGCCTGCTCGGCTAGAGATACGGTCTGGTAGTAGGCCGGGTCCATCGCTACACCGGCATCGGCCCAAAGTCAGTCCACCCTGCCAGGCCCATTGCGACCAAGATGAAGATGGTCATCCCCACCGTAGTCAGCAGCGGGTGCTCGGCGTCCATGCGTTCTAGCCACTTGCTCATGCTTTCTCCTCAATCGGGTGTCCGAGGCATCCGCTCTTCGGGTCGAAGTTGTTGCACTTGCCGAACGGGATGAACAGATTCCCCTTTGCCAGTTCATCGAGCAGGTGATACTTGGCCTCGTCTGCGGTCATCTTCCGGCCATCGTCGTGCCGGAACATGCCGCGATACTGGCGCTTGGTCGCGTTGGCGAGAAAGCCTTTCACGTCCAGCGCCATATGGATTTGCATTGCGCTCATCATCACGCTCCGATGTACTTCAGAACAAAGTGCGCCGCTGCAACCACCGCCAGCAGAGCGCCCACATACGCGCCAACCTTCAGCGCAACGATGCCCCACGGGTCGCTGCTCTGGCGGCGGAGTTCTTCGAGGAAGCTGGTCATGCCTGCTCCCGGGCGGCGAGCATGGCGTCTGCCATCTCATAGGCGAGCTTCGCCACTCGCTCGAATCCACCGGACTCCACGCGGTTGTAAATCTCTGGCATCGCCTTCGCCGCGAAGTAGTCGCGCAGGGTCATGCCGTCTGCGCTCTCTGCCACGGCATACGCTGGAGTCTTGTTACTGAGTGACTTGAGGCGCGGAAACGCCGGCCCACCGTCCTTGATCTGCTCGCTCATTGCTGTTCCTTTGCGCGGGCCAGTACTGCGCGGGCTGCGGCACAGAGCGATGGGAACATGGTCATGTCGATGTAGGGGCGGCCACTGCTGAACGCGCTCACTTGGCATTCGGCGTAGCCAGTGATGCGCTCCAGTGCATCTACCAATTCCCGCATCAGATTCGCGTGCGCAACCTGGCGCTCAGCACATTGGATTGCAGTCATGTCCGCTCTCCTCCCGTCTCGTTGTCGTCTCCCACGTACCATTCGCCGCAGCCGTTGCACTCATAGGCCTCCGGCTTCTCTTGAGGGTGGTGAAACACATTCGCGCCGCAGTGGCAGCGGAACGGCTTCCCGCCAACGCGCAGCATGATGTCGCCGCTAGCCATCACATCGCTCCAAGTCGCGCATCCTCGCGCTTGCACTCCGCCGCGTAGTCGCGGGCGAATTCGTCTTCCGCACCGTAAGCCTCCAACGCCAGCGCCTCGATTTCCTGCATCTGCGCGTCGTCATACAGGTGCGTCACGTCCACGTCGCGGTCCATGACGCGGTACACCTCAAACTGCTCATCGCAGCCCGGGTCGATCCACGTTGCGCTGTAGCCGCGGTGGTATTCGCCGGTGACTACTAGCGACAGGTCGTCGTATTCGATGGTGAGCTTCATGCCGACACCTCGCTCGGGGTGTACTCGATGGCCTGGATCGACTGGAGTTGCTCGGTCAGGCTCGTAACCAGCGCAGTGAAGTCGGCGCGGGCCTTGTCGATCTGCTTCTGCAGTGCCGCGACCTGAGCGTCGCGCGGGTCGAAGCCAGCCGGAAGCTCGCTGACAACCTTGTGCTCGCAGACAGGGAACCAGTCGCCGCCGGGCTCGAAGTCGAAGAACGTGAACTGGAGCTGGTTGTCCCAGTTGCGGCGGGCGTAGACGTAGCCCTTGATCTCGATAGATTGCATGGTTGGCTCCTTATTCGGCGCGAATGAACTTCTGGTTCTCATCCAGGCGATAGGCGACATTCGCTTCAATGCCGTCTTCGCCAACGTAGGCAATCGCAGTGCGGTAGCGGCTGGCGGTGTGGTCGTACCAGCGGATGCGAATTTCACCGCCGTCGCCAGCGGTCGCCGTGCCTTTGTAGCCAGCGGTCGCCGTGCCTTTGTAGCCAGCGGTCGCCGTGCCTTCGTCGCCAGCGGTCGCCGTGCCGTAGTTGCCAGCGGTCGCCGAGCCTTTGTAGCCAGCGGTCGCCGTGCCGTAGTTGCCAGCGGTCGCCGTGCCGTAGTTGCCAGCGGTCGCCGAGCCTTCGTCGCCAGCGGTCGCCGAGCCTTTGTAGCCAGCGGTCGCCGTGCCTTTGTAGCCAGCGGTCGCCGTGCCTTCGTCGCCAGCGGTCGCCGTGCCGTAGTTGCCAGCGGTCGCCGTGCCGTAGTTGCCAGCGGTCGCCGTGCCTTCGTCGCCGGCGGTCGCCGTGCCAAGCGCGCCGACAGTGACCACCCCCTTGTCACCCGTTATCAGCGTCGCGCCGATCACCGCAACCTCGCGTGCTCGCGGCTCGTTCTCGATCAGGTATTGCGTGGCGGTGAGTTTGTCGCCAACGAAGCGGACGATGGCCTTGGGGAATTTGCACTTACCGCCCAGCATGACGATGTGATCGGACTCGACTTCGACAACGAGCCACTTAGCGGTGCTGTCGAGATACGAGCTGCACGAGTGATCGCCTTGGCCGTAGAGCCAACCGTGCAGGCCATGGCCACACTCATCGTTGTTGATCCAGTCCGGGGCTTCCGCCATCTCGCCAACGCCAGGCCAGACGAAACCGTTCTGGCTCGACATGTCCGCGTTGCAGGTGCGGAGGACAAGGGAAGTGGCCGGCTTGCTGTTGCTCATCTGTTAGCTCCCATCGATCCGGCTGGGCCGGTGTTTGTGTGTGAGAGGAATAGTAAGCGATGCTTACACGAAAAGCAAGCGATGCTTTCAGATATTCTTAGCAATGCTTACTCGATGGACGAAAAAAAGCCCAGCTCGAGGGCTGGGCTGTGGATTAGAGGCGGCGCTCTACTTGGGCGGGTTCGTCGTCATCAGGTATTTGACGCCGTTGCTGCGCAGGCACTCGCCGAGCGCCTTGCCGGATTGATAGTTGAACTGGCACTGGATGTTCTCGCCGGCCTTGGAGAACAGCATGGCGCGACCAGAGTTGCCGCCAGCCATCGTGGTGCCTATGAGCGTCCCGACGCTGCCTGCGCCGACGCCCACACCAACTGAATCGTTGGTGATGATGGTTCCGGCGAACGGGACCCCGTCGACAATGCCGCTCATAGAATTGTCGCTCGTCTTGGCGACGAGCTGGCTCACTTGTCCGGATGGATTGATGAGCGCAACCTGGGCCGAGCAGCCCGCTAAGATGAGCGCCAAGACGCTCGCGCATGCAACTCGCTTCATTAGAAATCACCCATGCCGGATCGGTACTTGACCCGGCCTATAACGGTTATGTGCTCCACCTGATCGGCGTTGACGGCGATCGGCTCGTACCGCTCATGGTTGTCGCTGACCACCTTCATCCCGCCATCAGGAAGCCTGAATAGACGCTTCACCAGCAGCTCCCCCGCATAGACCAGAGCAAACACCCCGCCGTTAGCCGGGATGCGCGTATCAGCTCTGTCCACTATCACCGTGTCATCGTCAAACAGCCGCGGCTCCATGCTGTCGCCGTCGACTTTGACCGCCACCAGGTTCTTGGGCTTGGCATCCAGGCGCCGGATGTAGTCTGCCTGAAACGGCAGCGGCTCCTTTTCCTCGATGTGCCAAGACTCCCCCCTCCCATTCCCCGCCGACAATTCCACATCAATCCTCGTAACGAGAACCGTCGACTCCTTGGGGAGTTCTTCCAGGCTCTCGTAGGTAACAATCGGGCGCACCGACACGCCTGCAAGCGTGCTTACTGAAAGTGCTTTTGGATTGTAAGCGGCTGTTGTGGAACTTTGCGTGAATTCGTCTTTAGTTTTACTTACATCTGATCCAAGCCACCACTCAAGTGGCTTCCCTGACAGTTTTGCGAACACCGGCAGATGTTCTTTCGCAACACGCCCGGTCTTGAGCCAGCCGTAGACGGCTTGCCTGCTAACCCCGCACTCCTTTGCTAGCGCGGCGGGATCCATAGCGCCACTGTCTAGCGCTTCCTTCAGTTTCTGCCCCAGGTCTACCCGTTCGTCTGAGCGTGACGGCATCTAGTTCACCACGTGTGTTTTGCAGCAGGGAGTTTAACCATCGCTTTACTCTGCAAACAATGCTTTACAAAAACGTAAGCAACGCTTACACTGGGTTGCATGAACGCTATCGACAAAGCCATCCAAATCGTTGGCGGCAAATCCAGCCTAGCACGCGCCATCGGAGTAACGCCCCAAATGGTTTCGCAGTGGACAAGGGCGGAGAAGCCGAAGCCGATCCCCGTTACCCGCTGCGTTGCTATCGAGCGCGCCACCGGTGGAGCAGTCTCGCGCAAGGATTTGCGGCCCAACGACTGGCACCTGATCTGGCCAGAGTTCGAAGAAGCGAAAAACCAGGACGCCAGTGACGACGCCCAGCCTCCGGTTGGCACGTCGAGCAGGAAAGCAAAGAAGAAGTAAGCGATTCATTTTTTGTGCCAGTGAGCATCAGTTGATGCTCTCTTTTTTAGCCCACTGAGTACGTGGAACGCCACATAGAACACACGGAACAAGTGTTGGGGAGCGAACAGATGCAACGCGAGATGCCGTTTTTCGAAGTCGTCGGAGAGCCGCAGATGGTGTCGGAGATGTGGATCGCCCGACTGCGCAACGAGGCAGACGCCGTGGTTCTCTGCTGGAACCGGCGCAGGATCAAGTACACGCTGAGCGATGCTGCTGCAATCCTCGGCATGCCCAAGTCGCACCTCTCCAACATCCTGAGTGGCAAGAAATATCTGCCGTTTGACTTCCGCATCAAGTTCCAAGCGCTCTGCGGCAATTGGGCTATCCGCCAATACGAGGACGCGGTTTGCGGCTTCCGATCAGAAAGGGAAACACCGCAGGAGCGCGAACTTCGCGAGCTGCGGGCGGAAAACGAAGTATTGAAATCAGCGAGGGCAGCATGAGCAAGATTGTCATCCAGGCTAGGCACGCAGAACACCTGATCTCGGGGGCTTACAAAGCCAGAGCGGAGGTCGCTAAGGCGGTTATGCGTGGCGATCTGCCGCCAGTGCTCGGTCTTTCGTGCGTCGATTGCGGAGAGCCAGCCAAAGCATACGACCACCGCGACTACGGCCGCCCACTGGAAGTCGAGGCGGTATGCGATTCGTGCAACGGCGCGCGTGGCGCAGCGATTCCTTGCCTCGATGCTGCGCAAAAGTATCTGGACGCGGTGATCGAGCATGAGGCCGACTGGAAGTCCCGCATGGATGCGCCGGTGCTGCTGCCAATCGCTGCTGTCGCGGCGTGCAACTCCTACAGGGAGGCGGTTCGCCTCGCATGGGATCTGCGCACCATCAGGAACCAGACGCGCGCGGCCCTTGCTGAGCGCATCGGCGCATTCCCATCCCACGTAACAGACTTCTTTGCCGCCGACGACCTTAAGGGCCGTCGCTCGCTTCCCGCGGAACTTATCAACGATTTTGAGTGGGCGGTGGGAAACCGCGCTGTAACGCAATACCTGGCCCACAAGGCTGGGAAGACGCTCGTTTAGGGTCTGAAACCGGGGGTAACAAGATGGAACAAGCATATGGCGCCGCTGGCCGGCGCGTCTCAGGGACTCAGTTTGACAGTTTCCATTCTCTGACTGTCAAGGCTCTGTCCGCCAAGCAACAGATGGTGATGGATTGCTTCGCAGCAGGAATGGCCTTGACGCGCGAGGAAATCTCGCGCCGGACGAATCTGAAGCTCTCGAGCGTCTGTGGCCGAGTTCGTGAATTGCTGGACGCCAAGCGGCTCCAGGTGCGCGGCAGTGTGCGCGACGTTGCCACCGGCAAACGCCAAGAACTGCTCGGGCTTCCGGTGTCCCGGTAAGGGGCTGCCATGGCTGGAGATTGGATCAAGATGCGCACCGACCTTTTCACCCATCCGAAAGTTGTCCGCATTACGTCCGCATTAAAAGCGGACAGACTGCGGACGGTTGGCGGACTCATGTCCGTTTGGTGTCTGTTCGATGTCCACTCGATTGATGGGACGCTGGAAGGTTACGACTGCGCGACCGTGGACGAGATGATCGGCTGGCCGGGTTTTGCTGATGCCATGAAGGCTGTCGGCTGGCTGGACGAAACCCCGGAAGGCCTTGTCCTGCCTGAGTTTGAGACCCATAACGGCCAATCCGCGAAGCGCCGCGCACAGGATGCAGATCGCAAAAGGGCCGACAGAATGTCCGCTTCCGGAGCGGACAAAAAGCGGACTAGAGAAGAGAAGAGAAGAGAAGAGAAAGAAGAGGGGGATAAGGGCCCGGCAATTCCGGACTGGCTGCCCCTCGATGCCTGGGAAGCATTCGACGCCCACCGCCGCAACGGCAAGGCAAAGAAGGACTGGACCGACCACGCTATCTCGCTGGCAATCAAGGAACTTGGAAAGCTGCGCGACGCCGGCAACGATCCTCGCGCCGTGATCGAGCAAAGCATCCTGCGTGGCTATACCGGCTTGTTCGAAGTGAAGCAGGGCGGCGGCGCGCCTAAAGGCGCCGCCCGCCCATCCGCCAAGAAGCTGGACAACGCCGACGAGAACGCCAAAGCCAAGGCACTCCTCTTTGGCGACGAGGAGGATGTCATCGATGCATAAGACCGACTACGACGCATTCGCTGGGATGCTGGATGCGATCTATTCCCTGCACGGCAAGACGCTGCCGGCCGAAGCGAAGGCGATGTTCTTCCGCGCGATGTCTGGGTTCTCGCTGGACGTGGTGCGCTCCGCCATGGACGCCCATGTCCGCGACTCACAGCGCGGCCAGTTTCCGCCGAAGCCTGCAGACCTGATGGCGCAGATCGAGGGCGCCGCGGTCAATGACGGCAGGCCCGGCCCCGACGAAGCATGGGCGATTGCTCTGCGTGGTTTGGATGAAGCCGAGACGGTCGTCACCACTGCCGAAATCATGGAGGCGTTCGGCGTCTCTCGCGCGGTGCTGGATGGTGGCGATGAGGTTGGCGCGCGCATGGCGTTCAAAGACGCCTACGCGCGGATCGTACAGGAGGCCCGTAGAGCGAAAAAGCCAGCCGGGTGGACCGTATCCCTGGGCTGGGACGTAGAGAAGCGTGGCGAGCCTGTGCGCAAGGCCGTGGAGGCTGGTTTGCTGCCCGCTCCGACTGCTGCCGCATTGCTGCCCGCTCCGATGCCATCGGAAGGGCTCGATTGCTCGCCGGAAGGCCTCGCTCGGCTCAAGGAAGAGATGGCCAAGCTGACCCTCAAGAACGCGATGGAGGATGAGGCGCGAGAGCTGGCGCGCGAGGAGGCCCGTCAAGCGGAGATTGCGCGCAAGCAGGAGATTGCTAATGCGGTTGCGCAGTACCAGGCGAATCCGAAAGCAGCGTGACCTGGAAGCCCATCACACGGTACGCGATCCGGTGTGGCCCTTGGACGATCACCAAGGGCTACGTGATGGGCGACGCCAAATACATGCTGTGGAAGGGCGAAACGATCGTAGGCGGGCCGTACAAGACGGCGGAAGAGGCGAAGGAGAGGGCGAAATGAAGTGGACTGACGAACAAGTAGCGGATATGCGCCGGATGATGGCCGAGGGGAAATCCTGGCGTCTGATCGGTGCGCACGTAGGGCGATCGGCTGATGCGGCGTGGATTCATGCCCGGAAGCTTGGGCTTGGCGCGAAGCCGCTGAAGCGGGAATTCTCGTCCTCGATCTGGACGCTGATCCAACGCGCCTGTGCAGACAGGAAGCCGCGGACGGTCCATGAGGTTGCGCTGATGGTCGGCTGTGCGCGGACTTCGGTCGATCGCCTGATGAAGCGTTTTGCGGCAGAGGGCCAGGCCCACGTCGTCAAGTGGGAAAAGCGCGATGACGGCGGCTCGCCCATCCCCCTGTGGCTGCCGTTCGCCGGCAAGAGCAAGCGCCGCCCCAAGCCGCTTGGTGCCATCGAGGCACAGCGCCGCCGCCGCGCCAAGATGCGCGAAGAGAACCCGGAGCGCGTCGAGGCCGAGAACAACCGGGCAGCAATGCTGCGTGCCCAGCGTCAATTCGGCGTGCCGGCTCAACACATGGTTATCAACGCACTGTTCGGGAGGGTCGCGTAATGGCCAAACGCCGCAAGCCGGGCCGCCCCGCACGCGAAACCGGCGCACTGCCGGTCATGTTCCGCCACGCCGGGTCGGATGACAACAAGCTGAAGCTGATCCCGCACGCGCACCTGTCGAAGATCCTGGCCGGCGAGGGCGACTCGGAGTGCTGGCACGCGCTGGTGTTCCGCCTCAACTGCGCCTGCGCGATCGCCAACAAATCCTTCGCGCACCAGCCGGAGGTGCAAGACGAGATGGAGCGCGCCCTTGCCGCAATGGTCGAGATCGGAAAGCGATTCAAGCGCACCGGCAAGCTGGGCTGCACTGGCGACGAGTTCCGGGTGGTCGGGGCTGCGCTGAACCTGGCTGACGAGATTCAGGACGCAACGAGCCGCCGCGAGCAGCGCGATGCGTACAAGTTCGTCTACGCGCAGGTTGGCGGCAATGATGAGGCAATCAACGTACTCACCGCAGGGAGGGCCGCATGAAAGAGCAACAGTTGACCCATGGCCGTTTGTTGAGCGTCCTGACGTATGAGCCTGATTCGGGGGATTTCTTCTGGAAGGTGAATCGCGGCGGGCTAGTCAAGTCCGGCGACAAGGCCGGCTGCCTTTTCCGGCGAGACAACAATATCCGCATCACGATTGATGGCGCCGGCCATATGGCTCATCGCCTCGCGTGGTTCTACGTGCACGGTACCTGGCCTTCAGCAGAGCTTGATCACATCAATTGCAACGCAGCCGACAACAGGATCGCGAACCTGCGAGAAGCCAGCCGGGTAGAGAACTGCCAAAACCAGAGGGCGAAGAGGGGCAAGACCGGCCTTAAGGGCGTTTCATGGGATAGGGAGCGAAGGCTGTACGTCGCCTACATAAGGCCGGAGCCAGGGAAGCGAAAGAACCTCGGGCGGTTTAAGACGGCAGAGGAAGCACACCAAGCCTACTGCAATGCAGCGGACAAATACCACAAGGACTTCGCGAGACATGGATAAGCAAACCTGGCACCCGATCAGCGAGAAGCCGGAGAGCTTGGGCCGGTACCGCATCAACGATGTCTTCAGCCACATCACCCCAGTGCGCTGGGATGGCCGGCACTTCCGGTACGAGGGCGGCCAATTCGACGGGCGGGTGGTGGCGCACTACAAGGGCGACATGTGGCAACTGGTGGAGGAATCGAAATGAAGACGCTGGTAATCATCAACGGCATCGGCTTCGTCATGGTCTATGCGCTGGTATCGCTCATCGCCTTGGCATTCTCCGCAGTGGGCTGCGCGATTAGCTGCTGCGCATGGCCGTTCGCTGTGGCGGCTAAGGGCGTGCTGGGGTTTCGCAACTGGATCGCGGGAGGTGAGCATGTACCCAATTAACGCAATCCTCGCCGGCTGGCTGTCGCTGTGGCTCGCCCCGCTGCCTGAGTTCGACTACTGGAGCCATGCGCTGGAAGGGGTGCGGTGCAAGGCGATTCCTGAGATTGCGGGGTGGTAATGCGGCGAGCCGCAAAGGTCGATGACAACCAGGCTGAGATCGTCAAGGCGCTGAGACAGATTGGCGCGACGGTCCAGCCGATTCACCAGATCGGAAAGGGCTGTCCCGATCTGCTCGTTGGATGGCGTGGAATGAACACGCTGCTGGAACTGAAGGATGGGCGCAAGCCGCCCAGCGCCAGAAAGCTGACGCAGGACGAAGTGGACTGGCACGAAACATGGCGCGGCCAAGTGGCCGTAGTGGAAACGGTGGAAGAGGCCATAGCGGCCGTGACTAACTAGGGAGAAAACGATGGGACTCGACATTACGGCATACAGCAATACCAAGCGCCTGGAAGGAATCCAGTTTGACGAGGACGGTGAGCCGATCAATTGCGACGAGGACTACATGCGCGTGTACGTGAATCCGGATTTCCCGGAGCGCGCCTCAGGCCTCGAGGACGGAAAGTGCTACACGACCGGTGATGCATCGATGCACTTCCGAGCCGGCAGCTACTCCGGGTACAACTTCTGGCGCGAGGAATTGGCGCGTATGGCTGGCTACCCGACGGCTGAGTATGAGTGCTATGGCACGGTCAAGCATCGGCACGACGCCGGTGCGTGGGCGGCAGAGGCCGGCCCATTCTTTGAGTTGATCTGCTTCTCTGACTGCGAGGGGGTGATCGGCGCCGAGGTTTCTGAAAAATTGGCCAAGGACTTCGCTGAGTATGACGAACGAGCCAAGTCTCATGTCCCAAGCGTGCATCGCTACGAAGGATGGTTCTACGCGCTGTATCAAGAATGGCGCAAGGCTTTCGAAATGGCAGCGCAGAACGGCATGGTGCATTTCCACTAGGAGCCAGCATGAAGCCCAAGATCACCAAGTGCCCGTCGCCGGCATACAAGCCGTATGTGCCCGACCAAGCCACGCGGATTGCCATGGAGCGCGCCTCGAAGGAGCAACCACCCCTCGTCTCGCTCGCATCCAGCGTGCCGAGCCACCGACTGGATGGAGGCTGACATGACCATCTTCCTGACCCTGCTCACCGTCTTCATCCTCGGCGCCACGGTGGGCCTGATGATCGCGGCGCTGTTCATGGTCAACCGCGGGGAACCGCTGCCGGAGATCGATGCGGATTTCCTGAAGGTGGGAGGCTCGGAATGAGAGCCATCTGCTGCAACTGCGGACGTGAGGGGCACTCCGCTGATAGCTGCCCTTGGAATGTGAGGTTGGCGCGATGAGCAAACAGGTCTACCGCTTGGTACATCGGCAGGCCCGGGCCGGCGCTCAACTGGCCATCCAGAACGCGCCGGACGGCTTCATCGTGACCGTGGCCGAGCCGACGCGCAGCCTAGACCAGAACGCCAAGCTATGGCCCATGCTGTCGGACGTCTCGCGGCAAGTGGACTGGTACGGCCAGCGCCTGAGCCCGGAAGAATGGAAGGACGTGTTCAGCGCGGCGCTCAAGAAGCAGAAGGTAGTGCCGGGGCTGGATGGCGGCTTCGTGGTGTGCGGCCAGTCCACCAGCCGGATGGGCAAGCGGGAGTTCTCGGATTTGCTCGAGCTGATGTACTCCTTCGGGGCCGGCAAGGGCGTGCAGTGGTCCGAGCCGGTGCCGGAATGGCTGGGGGCTGCGGCATGAGCACGAAAGCCGAATCCCGCCACATCGAGCGCGTCAAGGAACTGGACTGCGCCGTCTGCGGCGAGCGTGGCCCGAGCGATGCGCACCACATCCTCGAAGGGCGGACGCCGGGGCGCAAGAGTCCGAACTTCTGCGTGATCCCATTGTGCCGCGACTGTCACCAAGGCAGTTTCAACGGCATCCACGGACAGCGGCGCATGTGGGAGGTGATGAAGGTGAGCGAGTTGGAGTGCCTGGCGGCAACGATTGAACAACTTTACGGAGGGAGGTGATGGATGAACGGGAGGCGAGGGAATTCATTCGGTACAAGCTGCGCGTCAAGTACGGGTCGCTGCGCAACTACGCGACGTATCGCGGGGTCACAGCGGCTGCAATATCAAAGGCACTGCTGCATAGCGCGGCAATCCCTGATTGGCTGCTGGCGGAGGCTGGATTAACCAGAGTCGTTGAATACCGGGAGGTGGCGCAATGACTTACTGGGATTGGCACTGGCCGCAGCTAATGCTGCGCATCGTGTGGGGAGAGTGGTGGAGGATGTGGCTGCCGAGTGGGCAGCGAGGAAAACAGGAGGAATGATGGACGATCAGCAACTGAAAGCACACTGCCTGAGCTGGGCGCACTGGTGCAGGACGCGCAAGTACTTCGCGCCTCCGGTGCCGCAGAATCTCCTTAGCCGGATGCAACCGAGATCAAGGCCCGGCGTTGAGGTTGATCACGAGATGAGCCAGGATTTGCCGTTCTTCAATATGGCAATCCATGCATTGGCCGACGAATGCCCGGAAGACGCGATGTGCTTCTCGCTCTATTACTTCCATGGCATCAGGCCAGTCAAGGTGATTGCCTCCGCGTTGGGGATAGGTCAGCGGACTTTCTATGACAGGTTGAACAAGTTTAGCCGTCGCGCGCAACAGGCGTCCGCTGCGATTAAGCGTGTTCATCTTGAACATACGGCAGTGTCGAAAAATCTCGACAACGCAACCGTTGATTGAGTGCAGGAAATTCCGCACAATTTAGATACGGATCACTCAATTTCCATGTCCTAGAATGATGACCAATACCGTAGGTAGTGAAACTGCGTCCTCGTGGATGGCACAAGAGCCAGCGAAGACTAAGGGGCAGCTAGCATACGAGCGCAAGAAGGCCAGGGATCTGGCTTTCCGCGCGGAAGTCGAAGAGTTGAGGCGAAAGAAGGCAGAGCGCGATGCTGCAGCCACTGAGGCTAGCAGGATTCGCAATCTGCCCCGCAATACCCTTTCCAAGGAATTGCTGGACCTTATTCGCAGCGACGGCTTCAAGCATTGGTATGAGACGGTTGTTGGTAAGGATCATGCGCAGTTTGTGGCTGATCATCCAGAGGAGAGGGCGAATCATTCCTTTTCCTTCGGAACCTACAACCGCGTTGTGATTGATCACATCAGGCGCTTGTTCCACGCCAATAAGTGGCAGTCGCCGGCGTACAAGAAGCATTGGTGCGCTCGGATTCATACATGCACAGACCCGGTGAAGCGACGGCAAATCATCATGCGTTTGGCCACGCCGGAGTGGGCAGATGGATATGAGATCGCCAAAATTTACCGGGAGCGGGATAGGATCGTCGCTAAGACGGGCGTTCCTCACGATGTAGACCACATCATCCCGTTGCAGGGCGTGCTTGTGTGTGGGTTGCATGTGCATTACAACCTGCGCGTGATGGATGCGAGCCTGAATCGCTCAAAGTCCAACAGGTACGTAATAGAGTAGTCTCGATTGGTGCCTCTGCGGAGGCGCCTCACTCATCTGGGTGTAGCTCAGTTGGTAGAGTCCTCGCTTTGGAAGCGAGATGCCGCAGGTTCGAGTCCTGCTGCCCAGACCAGATCATTTGCGGTATAGCGCAGGGGTAGCGCAACGGGTTCATACCCCGTGGGTCAGTGGTTCGAATCCACTTGCCGCAACCAGAGCAGTTGCTTCATCGCTTCTCCTCCCGGCCTTCACAGGCATTCGGCCCACCGGCTCATCCCCGGTGGGCTTTGTTTTTGCGCAGTCCCATTCAAGAAGCGCGCTCCAGCGGAACGCCCGCCAAGCCTCCTACCTCCCAGCCGCAGAGGGGCGCGCTCCTTGATGGAATTGAACCCTTAACTGACCATGGCAAGACCTAGCGAATTCTCCCAAGAGGTCGCCGACGCGATCTGCGAGAGGATCGCTGAGGGCGAAAGCCTGCGCGCTATCTGTGCTGGTGACGACATGCCGAACAAGGCAACTGTGTTCCGGTGGCTGGCGGCCGACCGAGCGTTTAGCGACCAATACGCGCGCGCGAGGGAGTGCCAGGCCGACGCACTGGCCGATGAGATTGTCTACATCGCCGACACGCCGCAGATGGGCCAGAAGTCGGTGAGCAAGGCGACTGGCGTTGAGATCACCGAGGGCGACATGATCGAGCATCGTCGCTTGCAGGTGGATGCGCGCAAGTGGATGGCCGGCAAACTGGCGCCAAAGAAGTACGGCGACAAGATCCAGCAGCAGCTTACTGGCGCTGACGGCGGGCCGATCCAGTCGGAGACTGTGACCATGACCGCTGAGGACGCCTACAAGCGGATGCTGGATGGCGGCGCCTGAGTGGTTCGACTTCCGGGCGCCTGACTATGAGCGGATCTACAAGCTCAGGGCAGAGCGACTTGAGCGCATCCGGGCGACGCCTGGAATGCTTGCGGGGCTGAAAGAGCACTACAAGCACAACCCGGTCGACTTCATCAACGACTGGGGCATGACATTCGACCCGCGTAATGCGGAGATCGGGCTGCCAACAGTTATCCCGTTCCTGCTGTTCCCGAAGCAAGCGGACTTCGTCGCATGGGTGATGGAGCGCTGGCAAGGCCGGCAGGATGGTTTGGCTGAGAAGTCGCGCGACATGGGCGTTTCCTGGCTCTGCGTGGCGGTGGCGGTCTGGATGTGGCTGTTCTGGCCCGGCACTGTGGTCGGGTTCGGCAGCCGCAAGGAAGAGTACGTCGACAAGATCGGTGACCCGAAGTCACTGTTCTGGAAGTTGCGCCAGTTCGTTAGCCTGCTGCCGGCTGAGTTCCGCCCCGTTGGCTGGAATGAGGCCAAGCACGCGCCACATATGCGCGTGGTGAACCCGGAGAACGGGTCAACCATCGTGGGCGAGGCCGGCGACAACATTGGCCGCGGCAACCGGACGTCGATCTACTTCAAGGACGAATCGGCGTTCTACGAGCATCCGGACGCGATTGACGCGGCACTGTCGCAGACGTCCAACTGCAAGATCGACGTCAGCACGCCGAACGGCAACGGCAATCCGTTCTACCGCAAGCGGCACAGCGGCAAGGTGTCGGTGTTCTCGTTCCACTGGCGCGAAGATCCGCGCAAGGACGACGCCTGGTACCAGAAGCAGAAGGCGACGCTGGATGCGGTGATCGTCGCGCAGGAAATCGACATCGACTACAACGCGTCGGTGTCCGATGCGTGGATTCCGGGCGATCTGATCGCGGCGGCGCAGTCGAATGGGCCGGCTGACGTTCAGCCCGTCGGCGGATGGGTAATCGGCGTGGATGCGGCGCACTTCGGTAACGACGAAAGCGTGCTCCACATGCGCAAGGGCCGGCTAAACCTGCCGCAGGTGTTCAGGCGCGGGCTGGACGGCATCCAGTTGGCGGCAGTCGTAGAGGAAGAGGCGCGCAAGCTCTCTTCGCCACCTGTCGGCATCGTGATCGAGTTGGATGGCCCCGGCGTGTCGTGCTTTGACCAGCTACGCAAAGGCCGGTACGGGGATGTGGTGGTCGGCGTCCATACCGGCACCAGGCTGTCGGACGATCGCAACTACAACCTGAAGGCGAAGCTCTGGCGCGACGCGAAGGAATACCTGCAGCAGCCGCCTGTGGCGATGCCGCAAGACCCGGAATTGAAGTCGCAGCTAGGGTCGGTGAAATACAAGTTCAAGGATGGCTTGCTGCTGATGCAGGCCAAGAAGGAATACAAGGCCGAGTTCGGGAAGTCTCCCGATCGGGCGGATGCCTTCGTGCTGACGTTCGCGCCGACGCACGAGATTGAATACCACGCCGCGCCAATTATGGGCGCTCTACCGGATCAAGACGGACTCTACTTCTGATGGACAACACGACATCCACGGCCTACGCCGACCCGCTGGCGATCTGGCTGGAGGGCCGATTGAAGGACTGGGAGCAGTCGCGCCAGCCGCAAGAGGTCAAGATGCTGGAGTGCTATCAGGACGTGATGCGCATCTCGCGCGACGGCGACACGGTCGGCACCGGTGCGGCCAAAGCGCGCAAGGCCAAGTCGCTGTTCATCGGATCGACCCGCAACAAGGTCCGCTCGTCGCGCGCCAAGATCAACGATGCGCTGTTCGGCAATGGCCAAATGCCGTTTGACACCGAGCCGACGAACGAGGCCCTGGCGCCGTTTGCTGATGCGGTCGAAGAGATCGTGACCGAGCAGCTACGCCGGGGCAAGTTCAAGGAGACGATCCAGGGCGGCGTGGACATGCTGGCGACCTACGGTACCGGCTTCCTGTTCGGCCCGTTCGTCAAGAAGGACAAGCTGACGCAGACGAGCGTGGATGAGGTCGGGCAACTGGTCGAGCAGGAATTCGAGTTCGATCTGCCGTACTTCGAGATGGGCAACACGCTGGACGTGTACCCGGACCCTGACGCGAAAGATGCGCAGGACGGCGCCGGCCTGTTCTGGGTGTCGCACCTGTCGCCGCATACGGTGGCGGGCTGGGCGAAAGACCCGAGCTACCAAAACATCACCGACGCGCTGAAGTGCACGACCACGACGCGCGACGAAACCGGCTCGGATCAGGCCGAGCAGATGCGCGGCAACATCTCGTACTGGAACAAGGGCGGCCGCATCAAGGTCGCGCGCTACTTCGGCCTGGTGCCTAAGAGCCAGTTGAGCGGCGAGGCGGCGACCGCGGTCGAGTTGACCGAGGAATTCGTTGACGCGGTGATCATCATGGCGGGTGGCGTGGTGGTCAAAAAGTCAGCGTCGCCGTACAAGAAGCGCCCCGCCTACCGCTCGGTCTATGAGGCCGTGGCCGGTGAGATGTGGGGCGTGGGCGTGGCCGAGAACAACTCGCCGCACCAGAAGACCGTCAACGCCGCCTTCCGCCTGTTCATGGAAGGCAAGGGCATGGCGCTGCTGGGTACCAAGTCGGTGGACCGCAGCAAGTTCATGCCGACCGAGGATTTCGTCAAGTACCCCGGCAAGGTGTACCAGTTCCGCCCGGGCCTGTCGCCGGACGAGCGCAAGACCGCGATTCAGGAGCACGTCGAGCCCGACATCACGAATGGCTGGCTGGATGTGATCAAGGTGTCGGAGGACTTCTCCGACAACGACACGGCGATCACCAAGTACACGCAGGGCAACGACGCGCAGAACCTGAACAAGACCGCCACCGGCATTTCGATGATCATGAATGCATCGAGCCTGCCGATTAAGGAGGTCTTGCAGCACATCGATTCGCAGTGGATTGAGTGCGCCATCGAGGCCATCATCGACTGGGATCTGAAGTATCTGGATGTCGAGACGGTGCAGACGCTGCATGGCGACAAGATCGCGCAAGCCTGGGCGCAGGTGAAGCAGTTCGGCAAGACCTCGTTCATGGACTGGAAGGCGACCGGCGCGCAGACCTTCGTGCAGAAGGAAGTGCTGACCCAGAAGCTGCAGAACTTCATGGGCATGGTCATGAGCAGCCCGGTGACGGCTCAGCTCGTGGACCCGCGCGAACTGCTGTCGCAGGTGTGGGACGCCATGGAGATCGGCAAGGAAAGCCCGATCCGCCAGGAAGACGGCGACCCCAAGGCGCAGGCCGAGCAGATGCAGCAGCACATCCAGCAGTTGGAGGGGCAACTCAAGACGCTGGGTGAGGAATACAACAAGATGGACGCCGACCGCGACGGCGAGGCAGAGCAGCGCCTGATCGATCGCTACAAGGCCGAAACGGAGCGCCTGAAACTTCTGTGGCCGTCGTTTGGCCCGGAGACGCAGAAAATGGTCTCCGAGCAATTCGGCGTGCAGGTGATCGACTCGCCCGACATCTACACCGGCAGCGCGCCGCCAGGACAGCCCGCGCCAGCCGCCCCCGAGCAACCCGAAGCCCCGCCAAGTGCGGGGCTTTCTGCTTCTGAGGGCATGAATGAGTGAGGACGAGGTCAAGGCGCGCATCGCCGGTATCTCGGCACTGATCGACGCCATGCGCGCGTGCTGGCCTTCTCTGGTGGATGAACTGCGCGCCCGCGAGGCCGAACTGATCACGCAACTGATCGCACAAGACAACCCTGAAACCCGAGGCCGCATCAAGCAGCTTCGGGATGTCATTGACCTGCCCTCTCTGCTCCGCTCTGAGCAGGATGGGCTAACCGCTGGACTAGCCGAGTAATCGGCCCCGGCAATTCTTGGACTATCGGCGCAAGCCGACCCGTGGAGCGTTGAATGTCTGAAGCTACGCAAGAAAAGAGTTACGACGAGCTGTACCAGGAAGCCGCAGCGGCACTGGAGGCCGGCCAACCGATTCCGAGCGCGGAAACGCCCAAGGAGCCGGAGCCGACTACCCCCGAACAGCTACGCGACGAGGCAGGGCGCTTTGCCAAGGCGGAAACGCCGGAGGCGACGCCGTCCGAGCCCGAGCAGAAGCCCGCTGAGCCTGACCCGCTGGATGATCTGCGCAAGAAGTACGAGGCCCAAGAGAAGGCGTTGAAAGACACGCAGCGCTGGGCCCACGACCTGAATGCGCGGCTCAAGAAGCAGGACGATGAGCGCCGCCGTGCCGAGTTTGAGGCTGCCAAGCCCCCAGCCCTGCGCGACAACCCCGAACTCGAACAAGCGATTAGGTACGCAGTAGCGGCCCCGCAGATCGAGCAGGAGCAGGCGCAATCGTCTCAAGCGGACACCTGGAACCGAGTTGTGCTCGGAGCGCACCCCGATCTCCCGACGCTGCAAGCCAGCGACAAGGAAATGTGGGATGCGGCCTATCAAGCGTTCGAAGCGCTGCCGTCCAAGGGGAACGACCCCGTTGAGGCAGTCCGCGCGCTGACGGAGGTCAAGCTCCAGTTTGCGCAATCCCGCGCCGCCGCGGCTGCCGAGAAGGCGGCTCAGGCGCTTGCCAAGCAACAGACCGAGAAGCGCGCCATGTCCGTGCCGGGTTCCGGTGGGGCGGTTCAACCCGCTCCCGCCGACCCGCAAGCGGAGATGCTGCGCCGCATGCAAACCATGTCGGATGAAGACTTCCAGAAGGAAGTCAACCGCGTAATGGGCTCTGCCCGATAGGAATTGAACCATGGCAACGACCACTCTCACCCAAGTCCCACCGGGGGTACAGGCGTTCTACGACCGGAACCTGCTGACCCGCGCTGTCCCGGCTGACATCCACGGCCGCTTCGGCCAGACCCGCACCATTCCCACGAATGGCGGCAATCAGATCAAGTTCCGCCGCTACTCGGCGCTGACCCCGGCCACCACGCCGCTGACCGAAGGTGTGACGCCTGCCGGCTCCAGCCTGGCCGTGACCGACATCACCGCCACCCTGGCGCAGTACGGCGACTTCGTGACGCTGTCGGACATGGTCGACCTGACCAACCAGGACAGCGTGCTGACCGAGGCCGGCAAGGTGCTGGGCGAGCAGGCCGGCACCACCGTGGACCAGATCCGCCGTGACGTGCTGGTCGCTGGCACCAACGTGTTCTACGCCAACGGCGCCGCCCGCGCCTCGGTGAACACCGCGATGTCGGCCGCGCTGCTGAAGACGGCCATCCGCTTCCTGAAGCGCCAGAACGCCAAGTTCATCCGCGAGATGATCAAGGGCTCGACCGGCATCGCCACCCAGCCGATCCGCCCGGCCTACGTCGGCCTGATCCATCCGGACACCGAGGCTGTGCTGGAAGGCATCACCGGCTATATCCCGGTGACGAACTACTCGGCGCAGATGGATGTGATGGAAAACGAGTGCGGCTCGTTCCAGAACATCCGCTTCGTGGTGTCGACCAACGCCAAGGTGTTCGCTGACGCCGGCGCTGCCAAGGGCACGATGATCTCGACCACCGGCACCAACGCCGACGTGTACGCGACGCTGATCGTGGCCGCTGACGCTTACGGTGTGTGCCCGCTGGCCGGCAACGCGATGAAGAACATCATCAAGGCGCTCGGCTCGGCTGGCTCGGCTGACCCGCTGGATCAGCGTGCGACCTCGGGCTGGAAGGCCACGACCACCACGAAGATCCTCAACGACGCATGGCTCTGCCGCCTGGAGCATGCGAACACCGACACCCTGTCGTAACCCGTGAGCCCGCTTCGGCGGGTTCTTCCCCCACTGGCCCGCCTCGTGCGGGCCTTTTGCTTTTCTAAGGCTGAGACATGGCGAAAGACACCGGCAAGAAGTTCAAGGTCACGATTCACTCTGCGGAAGACGACGACAGCGATGTGCTGCTCGGCGTGAATGGCGACCTCATCCAGATCAAGCGCAATGTGGAAGTGGTCATTGGCGAGGCGCACCTGGAAGCGCTGAAGAACGCCAAGATCGAGACCATCCTGAAAGACCCGGACACCGGCAAGGAGCGCCCGATCACCATCATGCGTTACCCGTTCTCCGCGGTTGAGGCCTGAGCATGGCGAACTCGCTTCCTGTCGACCAGATTGCGACGGCTGCGCTGAAAGAGTGCGGCGTCATCGCCACCGGCGAGACCCCGAGCGCGGCCGATCTGCAGGAAGCGCGCGACGCCCTGAATGGTGTGCTGGCGAGCCTGCCGATGTTCGGGGTGTCGCTCTCGGATATTTCGCCGGAAAGCATCTTCACCACCTGGATCATCTCGACGGAAGCGCAGACCACGTGGACGTATGGCCTGGGGTTTTGGGTGGCGTCTGAAATCTGCGGGAAATTCGAGGTGCCGCTGCAGAAGCAGCAGGACATCAACGCGCGCGGCGCCTACTGGCGCGATCTGCTGCTGAAGTACGTGCCAGATAACGCCCCAATCTTCTTCACGGTGGACAACGGCTGATGGCTCGCCTGCCCCTAACTACCGCGTCATACGTGGCGCGCAGCCTGAAGGCGTCTGCGCAACGCTGCGTCAACCTCTACCCGGAGGCGAACCCATCCGATGCGCCGGCCCCCGTGATGTTCTACGGCACGCCAGGCACGTCCGTTTGGTCGACGCTTCCCGGGACTGGCCCGGTGCGCTGTCTGTTCAAGTCCAGCACCGGCGTGCTGTTCGCCGTGCAGGGCGCCCGCCTCTATATGCTCAACGGTGCGGTGTGGGCCGACCTTGCTGCGATGGGCTCGTCTACCGGGCTGGTGTGCGCCGCAGACAATGGCAACAGCGCCGTGTTCGTGGATGGCACGATGACCGCGCCGACCGTCAACCTCGGCAACTTCGCCGTGGGCGCGATGTCGGGTGATGGCTGGCTCGGCTCGAATTTCGTCTGGTTCGTGGACCAGCACCTTGTGTTTTTCCAGCCTGGTACGCAAAAGTTCTTCTGGACCGGGCTGCTGTCGTTGACCATCGATCCGCTCGACTTCGCCAGCGCCGAAGGCATGCCTGATTCCATCGTCAGCATGATCGCCGATCACCGCGAATTGTGGTTCTTGGGCGACGAGACGATGGAGGTGTATTCGTCCTCCGGTGACGCAACGGAGCCGTTCATTCGCTACCCGGCCGGTTTCAACCACTACGGCTGCGAAGCCAAGTTCTCGGTTGCGGCGCTGGACAACACCATTTACTGGCTCGGCAAGAACAAGAACGGCGGCCGGATGGTGCTGCGCGCACAGAACTATCAGCCGCAGATCATCTCTACGCCGGCCATTGCGGAGGAGTTCTCCAGCTACTCGCGCGTTGATGATGCTATCGCCTGGAGCTACCAGCAGGACGGCCACCCGTTCTACGTGCTGACCTTCCCGACGGCGAATAAGACGTGGGTCTATGACGTGCTGACGGGCCAGTGGCATGAGCGCGCGTATCGCACGGACGGCAACGACCTGATCCGCCACCGCGCCAACTGCGCGGTTTTCTACAGCGGTCTGAACCTCGTTGGCGACTTCGAGGATGGGCGCATTTACTCGCTCGACCTCGACGCCTACGCCGACGACGGGGCGCCGATTGCGCGCCTGAAGGATTTCCCGCACATCGTGACGGACGGCCGCAAGCAGTTCTTCAGCCGATTCACGCTGGATTGCGAGGTGGCAGTCGGCAATGCGGACGACCCTGACCCGCAGATCCTGCTGAGCTGGTCCGATGACGGCGGCAATACGTGGTCGAACCCGATCCAGATGTCGCTCGGCAAGGTCGGCGCCTACAAGACCCGCGCGAAGGCGAATCGCCTTGGCTCAGCGCGTGATCGCGTCTGGCGCGTCTATACCGCGGCAAAGGCAAAGGTTGCATTCCAAGGCGCGTTTGCTGAGGCGGGTGTCGGGACATCATGAATCTGCAAGCCCCACTTCAGCGCTCGCGGCAGATTGTCGACGCGAAAGGCGACCTGCTCAAGCCATGGGTTGACTACTTCAGTCAGCTTTCCGTCGCAATGGGCGGTGCTTCCGGCGTTGATCTCTCGACGGTCAATGCCAGGCTGAATGCGCTGGAGGCGGATGTGGTCGCGATCAATACCGCGCTCGCGGCGTTGGCTATCACCCTCGCCAACGAGGTAGACCAACTGCGCATGGAAATCGCAATGCGCATGTCGAAGGAGCAAGTGACCCGCGACATGCTGGATGAACTCGAAATGCTGGGGATCGGATGAGCATTCAATGGAAACCGCTGGTCGAAGGCACGCTGCTGACCGCGACGGCAGACCTGTACTACACCGCTACCGGCGCGAACGTGACAGCCACGATCACGCAGGCGTCGCTGTACAACAAGACCGCGGCCGCTGTGGACGTCTTCCTCTACCTGGTGCCGAACGGCGGCAGCGCCTCCGATGCCACCACGGTGGTAAAGAAGAACGTTGCGGCCGGCGCCAGCGAGCCGGTGCCCGAGCTCGTAGACCACAAGCTGGCCAACGGCGGCATGATCTACGCCAAGGGACTGGATGTGGCGCTCACCGTCAGCGGGGCGGAACACTCGTGAGAGTAACGCCTGATGTGACGTTCTCCGGGCTGTCCCGCGCTGAGCCCATGCGCGCCAAGGTGCGGCGCTTGGAATCGGCGGTCAACGAGCAGCCGCAAGTCGATTGCCCGGTGCGGCATCACTTCGCCCCCGGCCTGTACGCGCGCGAGATCTTCATCCCTGCGGGCACGGTGCTTGTCGGCGCTGTCCACAAGACGGAAAACCTCGCGGTGCTGTCTGCCGGCCGCCTGCAACTGGTGACGGATGACGGCGTGGTGGAGATCTCGGCGCCGCACACGCTCACGGTGCGCCCGGGGCAAAAGAATGCCGCACTGGCGCTGGAAGACGCTGTGTGGACCAATTTCTTCCCGACCGACGAAACCGATCCCGACAAGCTGGTCGAGATCCTTTCGGAGTCGAAAGCCTGTGAGCTGCTGGGCGGCAGTGAGAACGCTCAACTGATCAAGAATCGGATCAAGGGGTAAATCCATGTCTTTCGGAATCTCTGCGGCGGTGATTGGTGGCGGCCTCGCCGCTGCTGGTGCCGTTGGTGGCGCACTGATCGGCGCGCAAGGTGCAAGGGACGCCGCGGAGACGGCCGCCAACGCCAGCAAAGACGCGAACGCGCTGCAGAAGTACATGTATGACCAGACGCGCGAAGATCAGACGCCGTACAGGAATGCCGGCTATAACGCCCTGAACGCGCTGATGCAAGGCACCGGCACACTGGACGCTGACGCCTATGCGCGCGAGCGCTTCCTGCGTGACTGGGAGGCGCAGAACCCCGATATGCCGCCCCCGGCATGGGATGACGCCAATGTCCAGGCGCAGGTAGCCAACTACAAGGCATCCCTCCCGGCCCTGTATGGTCAATCCGGTGATCTGACGCGGAACTTCACCGCGCAGGACTTCCAGACCGATCCGGGCTATGCCTTCCGCTTGGCGGAGGGGATGAAGGGCATTGAGAATTCCGCTGCAGCGCGGGGCGGGCTTCTATCTGGCGCGGCGCTGAAGGCGGCTGGCCAGTTCAACCAGAACTTTGCCAGCAACGAGTACCAGAACGCGTTCAACCGCTTCGAGACCCAGCGGAACGGCAAGTTCAACCGCCTGGCATCGCTGGCCGGCGTCGGTCAGACCTCAACAAACGCAACGCAGCAGGCAGGGCAGAACTACGCCAACCAGGCCGGGAACAACCTCATCACTGCCGGCAATGCGGCTGCGGCAGGCACGCAGCGCGCCTCTGGCTACATCGGTCAGGGTATCGGCTTCGCGGCAAACCAGCTTTCGAACAACTGGGGCAACTACGGCGCCAACAACCCGTATGGAACCTACTCTGCGCAATCCGCTCCTGTGAACGACTACTACGCCGGCACGCAGCCCTACGCGACGCTCTCCTGATTGGATAGAACATGGCAGACACGCTCCCTTTCCTCCAAGGCTGGCAAGCCTCGCAGCAGATCAACGATCAGGCGCAGGAAAACAAGCTGCGCAAGCTCTTGCTTGACCAGAAGACGCAGGAGATCGACCAAACCAATGCGCTGGCCGGCATCCTCGGCAACACGGCGAACTATGACGCGGCCGGCAACCTGAAGCGCGAGGCGCTGCCGGAGATTGCTCAGGCCGCCCCAGGAAAAGTGCCGGAGTATCAGCAGATGTACGCGCAGCAAGCCGTAGCACAGCGCGCCGCAGAGAAGGCCAAGCGGGACGAACTTATTGCGCAGTTCGACTGGGCCGACAAGAACATGGCCGGCGTCCAGAATCAGGCGCAGTGGGATGAGTTTCGCGCGCGCGCTGCCTCCGTCTATCCGGATGTTGCCTCTCGCCTGCCGGCGCAGTTCGACCCGGCAAGCATCCAGGCAAACCGGATGAAGATGATTCCGGTGATCGAGCAATGGAAGGCTGAAAACCGGCAGGCGGAGTTCCAGCAGCAGCAGGCCACCACGCGCCGGGGTCAGGATCTGCAGGCGGCCACCGCAGAAGCCGGGCGTGCCGTCACCATGCGCGGACAGGACATGACCGACGCCCGTTCGCGCGACGAGGCCGCGCTCAAGCGCGCCGACTCCAAGACCGCCCTGGCGCAGCAGGAGCGCGTTCGCGACGCCAACGATGCGCTGGGGCTGCTCGACCAGGCAGAAAAGCTGATCCCTCAGGCCACCGGCAGCTATCTCGGCGCCGGCCGCGATCTCGCGCTGCGGTCGATCGGTGCCGCGACGGATGCCGGCAATGCCGCCGCGCAGCTCCGCGCGCTGGAAGGCGCTCTGGTGTCGAAGATGCCGAAGATGAGCGGCCCGCAGTCGGACAAGGACGTTGCGATGTACCGCCAGATGGCTGGCCAGATCGGTGACCCGACGGTGCCTTCGGAGACGAAGCAGGCGGCCATTCGCACCATTCGCGAAATCCAGAACAAGTACGCCGGCAACGCAGGGGCGCCGGCTGCAGCACCGGCAGCCGCTGTCCCGGATCAGGCGACTGCTGTTCAGGAACTGCGCCGCCGTGCGGCCACCGATCCGGCCCTGGCGGCGAAACTCAAGGCAATGGGGTACTAAATGGCAGACCTGTCGAGCGCGTCGACCGAAGCGCTGCTGGGCGCGATAAAGCCCAAGGCGACTACGCCGGAGTCCTTTGCCGCGCAGTACAGCGGCATCGCCGATGCGGCCGGCAAGAAGCTTGGCGTCGATCCCAAGCTGCTGCTCGCCCAGTGGGGGCTTGAAACCGGCTGGGGAAAGTCTGTGGTGCCGGGCACGTTCAACCTCGGCAACATCAAGGACTTCGCCGGCGGCGGCGTTGCGGCAACCGACAACATGACCGGCTCGCGCGACAAGTACCGCGCCTATGAGTCCCCCGATGCGTTCGCCGAGGACTTCGCCGGGCTGATCGGGCGCAAGTACAAGGGTGCCATGGGTGCGGGCGCGGACGCGGCCAAGTTCACCGCAGGCCTGAAGGGCTATGCCGAAGACCCGAACTATGCCGCCAAGGTGCAGGCCGCATACAAGCGCCTCAACCCGGGCGTCCTGGCCAAGGCCGCAGATTCGGTGCTGTCGGCTGTGTCCGGTACCGCTCAGGCCGCGACGCCTGGTGACCTGTCCAGCGTCAGCACGGACGACCTGCTGGCAGCGCTTGGGCAGCGCGCTGGCGGTCAGGAAAAGCCTATGCCGGCCGGCGCCTCCAAACTGAAGGGCTCGACCGCCGGTGGCGTCGTCATGGGCCTGCGGGATGCAGTCGATGCCGGGGCCCAACTTCTTCGCCGCGCCGTGCCCGAGAGCGTAGGCCGTGCCGTCGATGATTTCGGCAACTACCTGGCCGATGCCGGCCTGCCGGTGGCGCGCTCGTCTGGCGTGGCTGGCGTCGATCAGATCGTCAAGGGCGCAAATGCCGAGTACGACGCATCGCGCAAACTGGCCGGCCGGGAAGGCGTCGACCTGGCGCGCATCGGCGGCAATATCGCCAACCCGGTCAACCGTCTTGTCCCGATGGCTGGCGCGGCCAGCACCGGCGCACTGGCGCTGCGTGCCGGCGCTCAGGGCGCGCTCTCCGGCGCTGCCACCCCGGTTACCGACACCGAGAACTTCGGCGTGAACAAGCTGGCGCAGATCGGCTTGGGCGGTGCGGCCGGGGCTGCTGGTGGCGTGGCCGCTGACAAGCTCATCAAGGGCGCATCCAGCCTGGTAGACCGAGTGCGCGCCGCAGCGCAGTCTGGCCAGCGCATCGCGGCAAATGCCGATGATCTGCTGCAGCAAGCCGCGCGGGATCAGGGGATCGACCTAAATTCCATCCCGCAGTCCATCGTGCAGAACGCGCGCGACCAGGTGTCGCAGGCGCTGCGCCGCAATCAGACGATGGATGCGCGCGCCATACTCCGGGCGGCAGAAGGGCGCGCAGTGCTGGGCGATGAGGCCGCGCTGACGCTGGGCCAGGCCACCCGCGACCCGCAGCAGTTCGCCCGGGAAATGAACCTGCGCGGCGTGGAAGGCGCCGGCAATGCGCTATCCGAGCGCTTCGCAGCCCAGAATAACCGGCTGATCCAGGCGCTGAACGAGCGCGGCGCTGCAGGCGCCCCCGGTGAGTTCCAGGCCGGCAATCGTCTGCTGGAATCCCTGCGCGGCTACGACGCCGGCCGCCGGGCGGAAATCTCCGGCCTGTACAACCAGGCGCGTGCGCTGAACGCAGGCGAAATCCCGCTCAACCATCGCACCTTTGCCGATACGGCGCTGGCCGGCCTGGAAACCGAGATGAAGAGCGGTTTCCTGCCGCCGCAGATCCAGAACATCGTCAACGGCGTCAGCCGCGGCGAGATCCCGCTGAACATCAGCACGGCCGAGCAGATCAAGTCCACGCTCGCCGAGGCCACGCGCGCCGCCAACCGGGCCGGCGACGGCAACACGGTGCGCGCGCTTGGGATCGTCCGGGATGCGCTCGAGAACGCGGCACCGATGGGCGACGTGCGCTTCGGCGGGAATCAGGTGGTGCCCTTCGGCGCGCCGCTGCCGCCTTCCTCGCTGGGCGCCGAGGCTCAGGGCGCTTTCAATGCCGCCCGATCCGCCGCCCGGGCTCGCTTCGGCGAGTTGGAAGCGAATCCGGCCCTGCGCGCCGCGGTGGATGGCGCCGAACCCGACAAGTTCTTCCAAGCCCGCGTGCTGAACGCACCGGTGCGAGAGGTGCGCGCGCTGCTCGACACGGTACCGGAGCAGGCCGGCGCGGTGCGTCAGCAGGTTGTGGAATACCTGAAGCGTCAGGCACTGGGCGGCGCCAGCGATGAGGTGGGGAAGTTCTCGCAGTCCGGATACAACCGGGCGATGAACAAGCTGGGGAACGAGAAGCTGGCCGCGATCTTCAGCCCGGAAGAGGTGGCGCAGCTTCGGTCTATCGGCAATGTCGCCTCGTACATTCAGGCGCAGCCGGCCGGCGCGGCGGTGAACAACTCGAACACCGCGGCCGCAGTGATGAACCTACTGTCGCAGATCGGCGGCACGGTCGGCCGCTTCCCGTTCGCGAACATCGCGCGGAACAGCATCAACCAGTTCCGCAACGAGAACGCGGTCACCAACGCGCTTGCCGGCCAGATTCCGGCCCAAGCGAAAGAAGCGCCAGTAAATGCGCTGCGTGCGCTCTTGCCGCCTTTTGCGGGCGGCATCGGCCTTCTTGGCGGTCAAGCGGGTCAGTAGCACCTGAACGACTCCCGCCCCAAGACCGACCAAAGCCGCATGAGTTAGGTCGTAGTCCATCAAGCCAGCATAGCACAGGCCACCTTCGGGTGGCCTTTTCCATTTCTGAGGCCCGAATGACGACACAGTATCTCATCTTGCCAGCCAAGCAGGTGTTCGAGGATAGCGACGGCAAGCCGCTAGTCGGCGGCAAGCTGTACACCTACGACGCCGGCACCTCGACGCTGAAAAAGACCTACCAGGATCGGGGCGGCGCGTCGGAAAACACCAACCCGATCATCCTGGACGCCCGCGGCGAGTGCACGGTCTACGGGACCGGGAATTACCGCATCAAGCTCACAGATGCCGCCGACGTGACCGTGTGGGATCGGGAGAACGTGGCCGTCAGCACTGATCGGCGCTACCTCGGCGCTCAGGTGTTCTCGGCATCTGGCACCTATACGCCATCTGCTGGCGTGACGCTCGTGGTGGTCGAGGTGCTAGGCGGCGGTGGCGCTGGCGGCGGTGCACCGGCTACGGGCGTCGGGCAGTTCTCAATTGGTTCTGGCGGTGGGGCGGGCGGCTACACCAAGGGCTCGATCGCAAATCCCGTTTCTGGCGCGGTTGCCGTCGGGGCGGGTGGAGTCGGGGTATCGGGAGCGAATGGCGGCGGCGGCGGTGCCAGCGGATTCCAAGGGCTCATTACCGCTAACGGCGGCTCTGGCGGAGTAGCGTCCGCAGCGGCATCGGCTCCTGCTGCCATCGGCGGCGCGGGCGGCAGCACGCCAATCCCGGGGAACATCGTCAACACCCCTGGCTCCCCGGGGCAGCCTGGCTGGGCGAATACCGCAAATATCCAGGGCGTAACCGGCATGGGCGCCTCTTCGATTTACGGGGCGGGAGGCATCAGTACGCCGTTCGGCAATTTCTCTGGCTCTGCTGGCGCTGGTTATGGCGCTGGTGGGTCTGGCGCATTCAACCTGGCCAGCCAATCCGCCCGCGCCGGCGGGAATGGCTCCAGCGGCCGCGTCATCGTCCACGAGTACACCTGACCATGATTCCACTCAAGCGCGGCGACAACTTTGAATGGGGCGGCCAGTTCCTCGGCCCCGATGGCGCAGTACAAGACTTCACCGGATACGGCATCGAATCTCAGGTGCGCGATGCCAGCGGCTGCCTTGTCGAGCAACTCTCAGCCTCATGGATCAACGCGGCACAAGGCCTGTACGCCATCGTGAGCGCAGACACGACGGTCTGGCCCGTTGGCCGGCTCAGCTTCGACGTGCAGATCACGGACCTATCTGGCCGCCGCTCATCGAGCAACACCGAAATCATCAACGTCATCAGGGACCAGACTCATGGCTAACAAGTACCCGCTGAACCTGCTCCCATTCTGGAAGGGCGACAAGGGTGATGGCGTCCAGTCCATCGAGGACGCGAGCAACCCCGACGCCGGCCCCCTCACCGGCGACGAGATCGCGCCAATGAGCCGCGGCGCGGGGCTGCTGCAGAAAAGCCTGAGCGCGATTGCGGCGTGGGTTGTTGGAACCTACCAGGGATTTGTTCAGACGGGCGCCGGCGCTGCACTACGTACCCTTCTAGCCAAGCTGCAGGAGGAAGTAACGCCGGAAGACTTTGGTGCCGTTGGAAATCAGGTGGCCGATGACACACTTGCGGTGCAGCGCGCCCTGAATACCGGAAAGAAGATCAAACTGAAGAAGCTGTATCGGGTCACGGCGACGTTGGCGTCGGCAGGGCAGATCATCGAGGGAGAGGGCTACCAAACTGGCTTTCTATTCGACAACCCGGCCGGCATTGATGGCATCGTGTTTACGCCGAATGCTGTGCAAACTACCTCTGGCTGCTTCAACTTCGCCATTTACGCCAAGGGTAGCAACGGCGGCACGGCCATCAAGACTGAAAAGAACTCGGCCCAATACTTCACCTATCGCAGCTCATTCCAGTACGAGAAGCTGCTTATCTCTGGTTATACCTTCCCGCCCGCAGGCACCAATAATGCCTTTGAAACCGTCGAAGGTTGGGCGTGTGGTATCGATCAAGGGGATGGTTGGAACATCGGTTTGCGAGAGGTGGACGGGTACAGTAATTATCGGTCTGACACCGACCCGGCCACGCAGTTGCAATCCTGTTTCATCCGACTGCAGGCCAATGCCGCCATGCTCACGGCCCACCTGTCCGGTATCACCTGTTCCAACTTCTACCGGGGCATTGAGATCGGCGACCGCTGCTTCTTCCAGATCAGCAACTTCGACATCGCTCATGCATACGACGGCATCTATCAGACCGGAACGGTGCAGCCGTTCGGCGAGAGCAAGGTGCTCAAGGGCAACATCAATGCCCAGCACTACGGTATTTATTTCAAGGGCATCGGCACCCGCGAGATTGATGGCGTGGTGATCCGCCGTCACCGCTACGGGTGGAAGGGCGCTACCTATGATTGGGCGGGCATCAACCTTGATACCTGCAATTATGTCTGGATTACCAACTGCCAAATTGCCCCTGACGAGTCTCAAGGCGCCTTTACCGGCACGCACTACGGCACCAAGTTGGTCGGCTGTGGCGGTGTCCACTTCGACGGATATACCGTCAATCCTGGCTTGGACCGTGCAATCCTGATGGACAACTGCACGATGGTGACCAGCGATAATCTGCGCACATACCAGAACGAGGCGACAGATGTGATCTTCCGCGCGATCAACAACACGCGGCAGAGTTTCCTCGGCAAGTACGTCAAGGTCTCGTCCTACGTCGGTACCGACTACTCGGATGACGGATCGATTGCCGCAGGGGCGATCCAGCAGTACCAGCGCAACTACATCCCCGAGGGGTCGGCGCCGGCCATCTACACCCGCAGGTCCACCAGCGCGGCCAACGAGAAGATTTGGCGCTGGGCGCAGGGCAGCACCAACTACACCCTGCAGATGGTGAGCGATGACGAGAGCTCAAACGCCAACGCCGTGCTCTTCAACCGGACCGGCCAGACGCTCTCCAGCGTGGACATCCGGGCCCAGTCGCTGAAGCTGAACAACGGCCCGACCTGGACGGTCAGCAACGCCAGCCCGGAGGGCACGCAGACCGCCAGCCCCGGATCGTTCCACAGCCGTACCTCTGGAACGGCGGCGGCCACGGCTTACCTGAAGGAAACCGGGACTGGTAACACTGGCTGGAAAGTTATCAATATGACCTGATGAGGGAACCAGAGATGAAAGTGTTTTTCGATGCCAATGGCAAGCTGATCAACATCGGGGAGTGGGACTACGCCATCTCCTTTTCCGATGAAGATGAAAGCCAGGAATTCCCGCTCATCGGGAACCCGCTTCCGGCCGGCTCCGTGGAGTCGGATGAGGAGGTGGTGACCGGCTGGGATGGCGGTTTATATCTGGCTACTGATCCGCGCAAGGACGGCCCAACCTAAACAGAAGCCAGCCAACCACAAGCCCGCCCCGAGCGGGCATTTTCACATCTGGGGTCCAAATGTCAGAACCGATCACGAGCGGAGCAGCATCGATGGCAGGCTGGAAGCTACTTGGGGGCGCTGCCGGCGCTAGCGCGATTGGCGCTGGCCTGGCGAGCGTCGTTGTCATGTGTGTCACCACGCCGCGCAGCCCGAAGGAATGGGCTGTCGGGCTGATTAGCACGGTCGTCGGCTCCATCGGCGGCGGCGCTGCGGTGATCCAGCATTACGGCCTGCAGTCGTGGGCGCAGGAACCCATGGGGCTGGTGGCGATGCTGGGGCTTGTCTTCACATGCGGCCTGCCGGCGTGGGCGCTGGTTCGCTGGCTGTTCAATTTCATCGAGCGGCGCAAGAGCCAGGATCTGGCTGAGGTGGCCGCAGCGCTGCGCAAGGAGTTGAACAAATGATCCTCTCAATCCTATCCGCGCTCGGCGGCGGCCTGCTGCGTCTCCTGCCCGAGCTGTTCGCCTTCTTCAACAAGAAGGCCGACAACGCGCACGAGCTCGCAATGATGGACAAGCAGTTTGCCCTTGAGCAACTGAAGGGGCAGCAGCAAACCGCCATCACTGAGATGCAGACGAACGCCGAGCAGATCGTCCACATGCTCGACGCTCAGGCCGAGGCGCTCAAGGGGCAGATGCAGCAGACCGGCATCAAGTTCGTGGACGCGCTCAACTTCCTTGTCAGACCGCTGGCGACGTACTACATGCTGGCGCTCTACGGCGCCGCTAAGCTGGCGATGTTTATGCTGGCAGTGAAGTCCGGCCTGTCAGGCTGGGATGCGGTCCTGAAGATCTACACAGAAGACGATTTCGGGCTGCTCTCCGGCATCCTCGGGTTCTGGTTCGTCGGCCGCACGTTCGAGAAGCGCAAATGAAGGCGGCGCTCGAACTGATGGTGGTCCTCATCATGAAGTTCGAGGGCTGCCGGCTGACAGCGTATCAGGACGTGAAAGGCGTCTGGACTATCGGATGGGGCGAAACGCTAGGCATCAAGGAAGGCATGGTCTGGACGCAGGCCCAGGCTGATGCGGTGCTGCGCATGCGCGTGAGCCAGTTCCTGCTGGGCGTCTACAAGCGGGCGCCGATGCTCTGGCTTGAGCCGCCTGAGCGCGCCGCTGCCTGCGGATCGCTGGCCTACAACATCGGGCTGGGCGCCTTCAATGCCTCGACCGTCAAGCGTAAGACCAACGACGGCGAATGGGAGGCCGCGGCGAATGCCTTTCTGCTGTGGAACAAGAGCGGTGGTCGCGTCTACCGTGGCCTCACCCTTCGGCGCCAGCGCGAGCGGGGCGTCTACCTTTCTGCGAGCCAATCATGAAGCGATACCTGTGGAACCTGCTGATCGCGTTGGATCAGCTCGGCAACGCCCTGCGCGGCGGAGATCCGGACGAAACCATTTCAAGCGCTGCGGGGAAGGCGCAGCAAGAGGGTAAGCGATGGGCTTGCGTGCTCTGCCGCTTCCTCAACTGGTTCGAGCGTGACCACTGCGCCAAGTCCATCGAGCCGGACGAAGGCGCTCCGGTAAAGGGGTGACCATGGCAACCCGCAAGCCCAAGAAGATCGAGCCGGCCGAAACGCTGGTCGCGTGCGAGAACTGCCGCTACTTCGTGCCAAAGGACGGGCGCAACGAGTGCCGGCGCAATCCGCCCACGGTGGCGGTGGACTTCGAAGACGGTGGCGTCACCAGCATGTTCCCGCTGGTGGATGCCGGTGAATGGTGCGGATGCTGGGCCGCCAAACTGAATAGCTAAGACCATGACGCGTGACGATCTGATTCAGCAGTACGGCTCCATCAAGGCCGCGGCCCGAGGCATGGGCATGGCAGAAACCACGCTGCGGGATAGGCTGGCTCGAGGATCCGAATTCGAGACCGCACCGCAGGTGGACGAGGATCTGCCGATCGAGGAACTGCTCGAGATGCGCAAGCGCAAGTTCGCGCAGAAGGCTCGAGCGGAGGTGGCCAACAAGATCGTTGACATCAAGGTCAAGATTCCAGGCCCGATCGGGATCCTGCACTTTGGGGACCCGCACGTGGACGATGATGGCACCGACATTGTCGCGCTCGAGCGGCACGCCAAGCTGATCCGGAATACGGAAGGGCTGTTCGGCGCAAACATCGGAGATGTATCAAACAATTGGGTCGGCCGGCTGGCGCGGCTCTACGCCGAGCAGTCCACGACCGCCAAGGAAGCCTGGCGCCTCACGGAATGGTTCATCGGCTCAGTGGATTGGCTCTATCTTGTCGGCGGCAATCATGACGCCTGGAGCGGCGCCGGGGATCCGCTGCAATGGCTGGCCCGAGGAATATCCGGCATCCACAAGGATCACGGCGTCCGGATGTCGCTGAACTTCGCCAACCGCTCGAGCGTGATGGTCAATGCCCGCCATGACTTTGCCGGCAACTCGATCTACAACCCGGCGCACGGGGTGATGAAGGCAACGCACTTCGGGACTCGAGATCACCTGTCGATCTGCGGGCATAAGCACATCAGCGGCTATGGCGTGCTGAAGGATCCGGACTCGGGCCGGGTATGCCACGCGCTGCAGATCGCGTCCTACAAGATCTACGACCGGTACGCCAAGGAGCGCGGATTCCGTGACTCGAGCCTGTCGCCTTGCGCCGTCACGGTGATTGACCCAGCGCTGCCGGACGCCCATGCGGACAAGATCAAGGTGTTCTGGGAGGCGGAGGACGGCGCCGACTATCTCAAGTTCAAGCGACGGAAGGCGGCATAGCCATTTTGTGAACCAGAAGGCGCCAGCGTAGGCAAAGTGGTAAGCCCGGTAGACGATGCGGTAAGCCCAAAAGCTGTCCTATTGCTGCAAGTCGCGCCCAATAGAATCAAGCACTTAGGTGCGCGATGACGGCTGTCCAATAGGACAAATCTCGATGCGTTTTCCGTTTGGAATCAGGCGCTTAGTGCGCTGCGCTGCACAGGTTAATAGCCCATCGGGGGTTCGAATCCCCCTCTCTCCGCCAGAACACCGTCCAAAGCAATCCGAAGCCGTCCAATGGGACGGCTTTTTTGTTTTTAATCCCTTGTTTTTGCTTTTTCGGCGGGCTGTCGTCCCTGCGGTTTCTGTTGGTCCAGGCAGGATGTCATTGTCCATGTTGGAAAAATCGTAGAGGGCGGCTGGATGCCATCAATGTTCCTCAATGGGAGCGCGACAACGTCTGCACGTTGCATCGGGCGAATCTCGGCCAGCGATGGCGTCATGGTTCCGTTGGCCGACCCTGTCGTTTTCCCGAGCTAGAGTGGGTCCAAATTGTCCGATTCGCTCAAGCAGGCATGCGCTGAAAAAAGCAGCTTGATGCGCGCGCCTAACGGTGACCCTGGTTGACTGGAGAATGTTGGCCCAGTGCTCCAGCGAGCTATCAATCGTGAAGCTTGAATATGGCACCTGATCCTCTCCCATGTGTTCCTCCTTCGAGCAACAGATCAACAGATCATGGCCCCAGGATTTCACTATCGGACGGTCAAGTCAGGCGACAAGTGACCCATCCTTATCAGGAATTTCGCTTCAAAAACCGACCTAGTATGGAAGCGTGTCGACGAAGTCTAGTTGAAGGTGAGGCATGCCAAGGGACAGGGAGTGGAACGTTCTGCAACGCGAGCGCGAACAGCAGGCGCTGTCTATGGCCGACGAACATCTCGACGCAGGCCGCGCGCGTATCCGTCGCCAGGTCGCGTTGCTGCGCGACCTGCGCGCTAGCGGGCACGACACTGCGCAGGCGGTCCGCCTGCTAGCGCTGCTGCGCGACTCCGTCGCTGTCGAGCGTGAACACCGTCACCTGATCCAGATACGGCTAGCGACCTTGCCAGCCGATGATTGA